TAACTTTACAAGCATAATGTCAGGAATTAGTTACAACACATTAGTTACACAAATTAGAAACTACACAGAGGTAGATGCAAATGTATTTACAACAGATGTTTTAGAAAGTTTTATTTTAAACGCTCAACAAAGAATCATGATGGATCTTCCTATGGATTCAGACAGATTTGTAGAGCAAGGTACAATGGCAACAGACGTAAATAATATTAGAGTCCCAGCAGGAGCTTTATTTATTAGAGGTGTAGAAGTATTTAACGCTGCTAACTCTACTGAAGCAGGTACATGGTTAGAAAGACGTGATCAAACATTTTTAAGTGAGTATGTAGGAAGATTAACAGGTCCAGAAGGATCAACAACTTCAGGATCAGATGTTACTGGAAAACCTAAATATTATTCAATGTTTGGAGGAGCAACTGGATTATCTGATACTACATCAGGATCAATTTATTTAGCACCTACTCCAGACGCTAATTACATATTTAGAATATATTACAACAAAATGCCAGATACATTAGAATCTAGTAATCAAACTAATTATATTAGTTTGTATTTTCCTCAAGGTCTGCTATATGCATGTCTAGTAGAAGCATATGGATTTTTAAAAGGTCCAACTGATATGTTGACACTATATGAAAATAAGTATAAAACTGAACTACAAAAGTTTGCAGCTATGCAACTTGGAAGAAGAAGACGAGACGATTACACGGATGGAACAATAAGAATACCAATCGAGTCACCGCCTCAGTAATAGGAGAAAAATATTATGGCAATAACATCGGCAGTTTGCACAAGTTTTAAAGTAGAGATTTTAAAAGGCATACATAATTTTACAGCATCATCTGGAAACACTTTTAATTTAGCTTTGTACACAAGTTCAGCTTCATTAGGAGCTGCAACTACAGCATACACAACATCAAACGAAGTAGCTAACGGAAATGGTTATACTACTAAAGGAAATGCACTTACAAGTGTAACACCAGTTGCTGACAGTACAACTGCAGTTTGTGATTTTGCAGACACTAGTTTTACATCAGCCTCTTTCACTGCTAGAGGTTGTATGATTTTTAACGATTCAGCTTCAGGAGACCCTTCATGTGTTATTGTTGATTTTGGATCAGACAAAACTGTAACAAGTGGAACTTTTACAATTCAATTTCCAACAGCAGACGCATCTAACGCAATAATTCGTATAGCATAAGGAGGAACTCCTTATGTCAACTACCTGGGGACAACACACTTGGGGTTCTAACTCTTGGCAATCAAACACAGTAACTGAAGTTGTAACAGGTCAAGCACTATCTTCATCTGTTGGTGATGGAACAAACATGGGTTTTCCTGCTCAAGGTTGGGGTGGTACTACTTGGAGTAATGGTGAGTGGGGTGAAGTTACAGATAACTCAGTAACACTTACTGGTCTTGGATTAACATCATCACTAAATGCAGAAGGCTTATTATCTTACACATTAAATGGTTGGGGTAGAAATACTTGGAACTCAGAATCTTGGGGAGATAGTGACAATCCAATTGTAACTTTAGATAGTCAAAGTTTAACTTCATCTGTTGGTTCATTAGAAGCTTTCAACTTAACAGGTTGGGGCGGAACTGGTTGGAATATTGGAGAATGGGGAGCAGTCAATGATAATAGCGTTGAATTAACAGGTTTATCAATGACAGCTTCTGTTGGTTCAACAATAGAAGCATACAACGAAGTAGGTTGGGGCCGTGATGGTTGGGGTGAAGAACTATGGGGTCAAGCAAATGACTTTGCTATAATTTTAACTGGATTAAGTTCAACTTCTTCTGTTGGTTTATTATCACCTGCTGATGTAATGGGTGTAACCGGACAGTCTGCAACAACAAGTGTTGGTTCAGTCACTATGATTGGAGACGTTTCACTAACTCCAACAGGACAATCAGCAACTTTATCACAAGGATCATTATCACCTGCTGATGTAATGGGTTTAACAGGACTTGCATTAACTTCTTCTACTGGTTCTTTATCACCTGCAGACGTAATGGGATTAACAGGAGTTTCTGCAACTTTATCAAAAGGTGATATAGTAATTTCTACAAACCCTGTAATAGATTTACCAGGATTTGGATTAACTTCTTCAGTTGGAACAATTGCCCCTGCAGATGTTATGGGATTAACAGGGCTTGGATTAACTTCTTCAATTGGAACAATTAACCCTGCAGATGTTATGGGATTGACAGGAGTTTCTGCAACTGTTAGTGTAGGTAATGTAGCTCCATTAGGTTATGAAGCTGTTACAGGCACACAAAGTGCTGGATATAGTTCAGTTACAGCAACGCAAAGTGCAAATTATACTGAAGTAAATGCTGATAACTAATGTAATATATTATTGACAATGAGTTTAAAACAAATTAAAAAAAGATACTAATTAGGAGAACAAAATTATGGCATCAACTTATACGGCTCTCGGTGTAGAACTAATGGCAACTGGTGAAAACGCCGGTACATGGGGAACAAAAACTAACACCAACTTAAATATAATCGAACAAATTTCTGGTGGTTATACTGCTCAGTCAATAGCAGGTGGCGCACAAACTACAGCTCTTACAGTTTCTGATGGATCAACTGGTGCAGCAATGTCTCACAGAATGATAGAATTTACAGGAACTATTTCTGGTAACCAAATAGTAACTGTTCCTTTAGATGCACAAACATTTTATTTTTTAAGAAATTCAACATCAGGTGCTTACACAGTACAATTTAAATATGCTTCTGGATCAGGTGGCACTGTTACTTTTTCAGCAACAGACAAAGGTGATAAATTAGTTTTTGCAACAGCTAACGATGGAACTAACCCTGACATAAAAGAGATTGCTTTATCTCCAGCAGGTACAGTAACAGAAACAGGCACTCAAACTTTAACTAATAAAACTTTAACAGCACCTAAAATTGGTACATCTATTTTAGATACTAATGGCAATGAGTTAATGCTTTTAACAGCTACAGGTTCAGCAGTTAATGAAATTACACTAGCTAACGCTGCTTCAGGTAATGCACCTAGTATTACAGCTTCTGGAGAAACTAATGTAAGTCTTAACCTAGTACCAAAAGGTACAGGACAAGTTCAAATTAACGGTAATACAGCATCGACTGTAGGAAAAGCTATTGCAATGGCATTAGTTTTCGGATAAAAGATCAATAGGAGAAAATAAATTATGGCAAATCCAAATCTAGTAAATGTAACATCAATAACAGGTGAGTCGGTACAACATGCATTGACTACTACTCTTACAGATGAAATTCTGGCAGCTGCTTCAGATACACTTGTAAAAATTAATAGTATCATAGTAGCAAATATTGATGGATCATCAGCAGCAGACGTTTCACTTTTTATAACTAAATCTGGTGGATCACCAATAGCAATTGCAAGTACAGTTTCTGTACCAGCAGATGCAACTTTAGTTGCAATAGATAAAAACACAGCTTTATATCTTGAAGAAGGTGATAACCTAGAAGGTGGCGCAAGCGCTAACGGTGATCTAGTGTGCACTGTAAATTACGAAATATTAAACGACGCGTAATATTTACAACTTGTAAGATTTGTTGTAAGAGTAATATATTATGGCTTTATATTTTGCAGAACTAAATTCAAACAACGAAGTTATCAGGGTAGTTACAGCTCCCGAAGATATTGTTTCAGCACCTAACGATGTAGCTGGTGAAACATGGTGTTCAGATAATATTCCTAACGATGAAACAATTCCATTAGTTGAGGGAGTTTATCCAGGTGTAGCTTGGAAACAAACTTACGTAGATGCTTTTGATGCAGTTACTAGATGGAATTATGCTGGTCCAGGTGACACATATGATTCAACAAACGATGCATTTATAAAAAATGCACTTTATGCATCTTGGACATTAGATGACAAGTTTCAATGGGAACCACCAGTAGTTTATCCAACAGTAGATGATCAAGGACATTCTTTACCAAGAGATCGTTTTTATGAAGATAACTTACTTATTGATTGGAATGAAAATTTATTAAAGTGGATTGGACAAAGAGTTGTAGATGGTGTAACAATAACTAAAGAATGGAATCCAGATTCTTCAACATGGAGCATTAAAGAATAATTATGACAACAGGTTTTTTAACATCAGGTTTTAGTTTAGTAGGACAAGAAAATTTACAAAATGACGGTGGGGTTGTTGGTCCAGATAATACCCCTCAAGTAAACGATTTAGTAACATCATTTACATCACCAGGAACTTACGGTGGTGCTAGCCCTAAAAACAGTGGTCAAACAGGAAAAGTAATTCTTGTTGGCGGCGGGGGTGGTGGAGGAAAACAAGCCGGTGGCGGAGGAGCTGGCGGACTTGTAGTTATAGATAGTGCTAACCTTTCATCAAGTTTTCCAGTAACAGTTGGCGGTGGCGGTGGCGGAGCTGCACCCGGTGGAACTGCTAATGGCGGTTCTAGTACAAGTGCTCCTATTGGTGGAACTACATACACAGCACAAGGTGGCGGAAGATGTGGAAGAGCAACACCAAATTATACAGGACCATCAGGAACTTTTAACGGGGGAAGTGGTGGATCTGGCGGGGGTGGCGGAAGAGGAAGTCATAACCCTGCAACTAACAACCCTGGAGGATCAGGTAATCAACCAGGTGTATCAAACCCTGGATCAAACATAAACGCTGGTAATGGTGGTGGTGTTGGAAATTCACAATCAACACAAGATAATAGAATTGGCGGTGGCGGAGGTGGATCTGCACAAGGTGGTTCACAAAGCACTGCAGGAGAAGGAACAGCAGTATTTCCTTCTAAATCATTACCTCAATCACCAATTTTTGCGCCTGGTGGAACAGGAAAAATCGCAGGTGGTGGAGGTGGAGGTGCTAACCTTGCAAAAGGTGGTGGTGCCGGTAATTCTTATTTTACACCCCCAACAGGAACTAACGGATCTGGTGGCGGAGGAGGATCATGTTATAATGGTTCAAACCCTGGATCAAAAGGTGGTGATGGTGGAGTTCACGTTATAGAAGCAGGAGCAGGACCTTCTGTTTCAAGTGGAAGATGGTCTTTAAAAGCTGTATACTCTGCAGTAATAGATGACAACTGGCCAAGTTAATAAGTTTTAAAATTAAAAAAGAAAGACTATATAAATGTTACAGACGATAATCGTCGATGATTTTTTTGATAATGTAGATGATATAATTAATTTATCTAAAGAATTAAAATATCACACAGCATCAGAAAATGAAAATTGGCCTGGTATTAGAACAGAATCATTACACAGCACACACTATGATTTATTTAATAGTATAATTATTAAAATTTTAAATTATTTTTTTCCTAATAAAAAACTAGGTTACAGTGATTCTAAAGTTGTTTTTAGTAAATTAAAACATGGTGACCAGGGAAAAACAAGATTTCATGTAGATGATGATGCAAGAATAGCTGCAGTGATTTATTTAAGTGAAGGAGACATAGAAGGTGGAACTACAGTATTTGAAAATAATAATAAAAATAAAAAACAAATAATTGTTGGAAACACTTTTAACTCTATGATAGCTTATGATGGTAACAGACGTCATGGTTATACGTCGTTACTACCTTTTGATAGTAAAGAAAGATTAACTTTAAACATATTTATAGGAAACATAGATGGTGCATGAAAATCAATTTTGGATTTACGATAAAGTAATTCCAGAACATATTTGCGATGAAATAAAAAAACTAGGTTTAAGTAAAGATCTTGGAAAAGGTTTGACAGCTAACAAAACTCCTGAAGAACACCAAGACGATGGTCTTTCTGAGTTATTAACCTATAGAGATTCTGATTTAAATTGGTTAGATGAAAATTGGATATATAAAGAAATAAAACCTGTTGTTGAACAAGCTAATAAAGATGCTAGATGGAATTATGATTGGGATAGAATGGAGCAAGCTCAATTTACAAAATATGCAAAAGGTCAGTATTATAAATGGCATATGGATTCAAAAAACAAACCTTTTGATGATCCAGAAGATTTATTTTTATTTAATAAAGTAAGAAAATTATCTTTATCTATTTTATTATCTCACCCCGATGAATATGAAGGTGGTGATTTTGAGTTTGATTTTTCTAATGTAGAGGCGGGCACAATAAGACATCCGTTAAAAGAACTGTCTTCTAAAGGATCCATGGTTGTTTTTCCTAGCCATACTTTTCATAGAGTTAATCCTGTAACAAAAGGTACAAGATATTCTTTAGTTATTTGGTGTGTTGGAGATCCTTTTAAATGAAAAAAATACATTTTCTTTCTGGTTACTCTCGATCAGGAAATACATTTTTATCTTCTATTTTAAATCAAAATAAAAATATAACAGTAACTCCAAACAGTTGTGTTGTTGAAATAATGTATAATTTGTTTGAACTATATAAATCAGATTGGGTGAAAAATGTTCCTGAAGTATCTGGTTTAAACAATGTTTTAAAAAATCTTTTTAAAAATTATTATGAACACATAGACTCAGAATTTATATTTGAAAGAGGTGGGTGGGGAACTCCTTATAATTTAGGTATGTTAGAAAAATTAAATCATCAACCAAAATTTCTTTTATTAGTAAGACCCTTAGTAGAAGTTTTAGCATCTTATGTAAAAGTACAAAAATCATATGATCCAGTTGATTTAGTGTACAATTTAATGCACCCAGATATCGGTAAGATATATTGGGATTGGCAATCAACAAGCAATATAATTAAAACTAATCAAAATTATCTGTTGATAAAATACGATGATTTGGTAAATAATACAGAAGAGAAGATGAAAGAGATTTATAGTTATTTTGAAATACCAGAATTTAAACATCAATTTAAAAATATTCAACCATTTACATATAATGGTGTTAAATATGATGACACTGTTTTTCAAGCTGATTTACATAAAATTAAATCAGAAATAAAAAAAGATGTTTACGATGTTGAAAAATATTTACCGAAGGATATTATAAAAAGATATGAAGGATGGGATTATTTTTAAAGAAAGACATTATTGTATTATAAGAAATACTTTGTCAGAAGAACTGTTAGGTTTTTTAACAGAGTATTATGCTAATAAATCTGAAGTGTACAACACTAAAAGAAAGTATAATTATATTAATAGATATAGTGTAGATGAAGGATTTGTTAATGATCCACAAGCAATTGGATCTTATTCAATATATGGAGACATACCCACTGATATGATTTTAGTAAAACTAAAACCTTTAATAGAACAAAACACAGGGTTAAAATTAAATGAACAATACTCTTACCTTAGAGTTTATAAAAAAGAATCTGTTTTAAAAGAACATGTAGATAGAGATGCTTGTGAAATTTCTGCTACTTTAAATATAGGTTGCGATAAGATTTGGCCGATATACTTAGAAGTTGAGGGCAAAACTGTAGAAGTTAAATTAGGTGTTGGTGATATGTTAATTTACAAAGGATCTATGCTAAAACATTGGAGAGAAAAGTTTGAAGGTGAAGCATGCATACAAACATTTTTACATTACAACGATGTAAATACTAGATCAATAAAATATGATCATAGACCACATTTAGGATTACCCTCTTGGTTTAAAGGTAAATAGTGAAAAGTTTTATCTTTATAAAAAAGAATGCTGTTAGCAAACAAAAATGTGAAAATATTATTGATATTTTAAATATTTCAAAATTAAATCCAGCCAGTTCTGAAATGATAAAAAATTTTTATGACGGTATGTCTGTAGACGTTTATAAATCAGAATGGAAAGAGGATCTTTTTAATTGCATATTAGAATATAAAAACCAGCATAAATTTTTAGACAGCATTTATCATTGTGAATGGAAAGTTCAAGCTGGTTGTAATTATCAAAAATATAAACCTAGACAAACTTATTCT